AACCTGAAACTCGCGTGTAATCATTTCAGACATCGAGTCCTTCTTTCGTTCTGACCTCTTCGGCGGTTAGGATACCTGCAGCGATTGCGGTCTGGTAGTAGTTGTAACGTGCTGCGACATCTGCCTTGAATAGATGCTCGAAGTCGAACTCGACCCGGTTGCCTCTAGGTAGACAGTTGCTAAGTGCATCGGTGATGGCATCGGTGTAAGCCATAAGTGTGTGACGGAAGAAGACCTGGTTCTCATCCTGCAAGTTGGTGTAAGTGTCTGATGATCCTGGAACGGATGTGATTAGCAACCTTGGTGGGATACCAAATAGCCTGGCGATTGCCTGAGTCTGCTGATCCTGAACTTCGGTGAAGAGTGCGTCTCTAGGTGAGAGTGCTATCTGCTGGTAGTCAAAGCCATTAGCCAGAACTGCAACTTGACGGTTCTGTTGCTTGTTGTGCCAGTTGTTAGTTACTTCATCCGCTTCGGCCTTGTTCAACATCTGGTTAGTCTTTAGAACTCCGGTTGGAACTCCTGCAGCGGTAAACCAGTTTAGAGCGTAGTCGCGTAGATCTAGAGCTGCGCTAATATCCTTGTAGCAAGAAGCGATTGGGCTGATTCCAACTAGCTGACCTGATTGGCTAAAGACTCTTAGGTGCTCAATCTCGCGCTTGGTGTAACGCTTGCCCATGTAGTCGTAAACGATTGTGGAGTAGTCGATTGTGCCGTCTTGCATCTTTGGGTAAGAAGGCATTACCGAAGCTGCCGGAAGAATAGTTAGGTTGTTTACCTGACCGTTGGAAGAGTATTGCTTATACCAGTAAGCGTTGCCTTGGAGTGCTAGATCTACGACAGTCTGGAATAGGAAGTCTTTACGGTTCTGATCTAGCGATGGGTTGTTTACTAGAACTGGGTTTTCAACCTTTAGCTCGACTCCAGTAGCGAACCGGTAAGTGTTGATGGTCATCTTGCTAATCGGAGTTCCGATGATTTGGATAGCGCGATAGACGGCGGTAAGGCTTAGAGCCGAGTTCGGAGTTACGATGCTCGGTTGTCTAGTTGGGATAGTTGGCTGAACGGCGCGAACCTCTGGCTTGCGTCCTAGTAGCCTGTCAAGAATAGATGCCATTTGGAGTCAAGGATACCATAGACCACCGACTAATAGACTCCGATTGATGCGTGTGGTGCGCGTGAAGAAACGTAGAGTGCAAACACCGTTGCCATTACTGCGTCGATGTCTCCAAGTGATTCTTTACGACTTATGAACCAACTCTCTCCGGAGTATTTAGCGACCCCGTTAGGCATTTGAGCAACCAGGAGGGGATCGCTGTTATGCCTAACGGAGCCAGTGCTAAACATAGCAAAGACAGTCGAGCATGCTGACGAGACCTCTTTGGCCCATAGTGTCCAGACCGGAAGCCCAGAGTTTTTTAGTCTCTTGGCTAGACCAGGTAACTGACGATCATCCAGCACTATCGCTCGCGGACTGTGTCTGCTATAAAGCGATGTTAGCTCATTGAATAGTTGTTGCTCCGTAGGCGAGACCAAAGACATGACCAATTCAGTTTCGTGAATGCCCTCGATGTCGTTGGCATAAGCTATTGTCGCGTGACCCCAGTTAGTCGTAGTGTCTACGGAGAAGACTCCTCCGGTTAGATTGGTTACTCCTCTACCAGTTGCAGCTCTAAACAAGTCTCCTGGCAACCATGAGTTTGTAGATCCAGCGATGAATTGGTTTAGTCGATAACGTCTGGCTTCGTGTTCTGGAATTGTCTTCAAGTCCGAGATCACTTGCTCCATGCCAATACGACCTGCAGCAATAGAAGGGTTAGCCTTCATGATTGCGCTTGGGTCATCCACGCGGGAGTTCTCCGGTGCTTCCCATAAGAAGAAGCCAAAGCGTTCTAAATCGGTTGCTCCGTTAGCTGCAGCCTTACCCGACTTGTAAAGGTCAATTAGAGTCTTCGAGTTTTGATCACCAGCTGTCGTAATTCCAACGACAATTCCGTCCTTACGCTGAGAGGTTCCGAGAACCGCAGCTGACCACATTCCCTCTTTTGCAAGGTGTAGCTCATCGAACAAACAAAAGCTAATTGGGATACCTTGGAGTGCCGCTTCCTTAGCTGCCTTGACATCGTAGCGTCCTCCTCCATCCGAAGTCACAATTCCGCGGGTCTCCGTTGCGCGCTTGAATCGCTTCTTCAAGAATGGGTTGCTATTGATCACGTAAAGAACGCGGTTGTAAACGATGTTTGCTTGGTCGGTGCTCGAAGCAAGTGAGATGCATTGTGGGCCAATCTCATGAAGGAGTAAGCCGTAAAGTCCTAACATGGCTGCAATAAGTGACTTACCGTTCTGCCTTCCAACGGAGATCACTACCTGGCGATACCGGAGTCGATTTGGATAGGTTGGGTGATTAGCCGGGTAACGTTCGAGGATAGCTCGAAGCAACCACTTCTGCCATTCGTCTAGTTCTAGGCCGTCGGGACTCTCCGGGCTACTCCACGCGATCTTGGCAAACTCGATGAGCTTATCCCCGTCGGTTATGAAGTCATCCGATAGGGGAGGCGTGTAAGTAGTCGGGAGCTGGAGCATTAGCGAGTGAGTAACTTCTCCAGCGGGTCAACATCCACGTTAGAAGCGCCGAGGGAACGCTGTAACTCTAGGACTGTCTTCCGAAGCTCTGCAGCCGTGCTTGTGTTGCTTTGTTGGTCAAAGGACTGGGCCAGACGTAGGCACAAACCCGATAACACTTTTTGTTCAAGGTTAAGTTCCAGCGTTTCAAGCCAGTTCTTTATTGATTCTTCAATCATTCGTTGCATCCTTCCGGATAATTTGACTGTTCTGCGTAAATCCCTGGAGAAGCGTGGGGTGAAACGCGATGCGCAGAAAAAACTGGGTATGTGTTATCTGCCATTTCTTAGTCCTAACTTACTCATTAGTTTGCGCTTATGTATTGAACGCCAGTTGATTCGGAATGATAGGAGCTGGGTGCGCCATCCATACCACCGTTTATACCTTGCACGCTTGCTTTTGATTGGTCTAATGCTTCTAGGCAATAGATCGTTGAGGGCATACCCTATCCGCATCCATACTCCCTTACGCTTTGAAGCGTTCATTCCTCCAGGTGATTCGTTGAAGGACGCGGTCTTGCTTTCGTCCGTTGCATGAGCGACAGAGCGATTGTAAGTTGTTGATGTCATGATTGGGTTCCCCGTTGCCGGGTGGAACGATGTGGTCGATTGTCCAGTCTTCACCTTCAAGCTCCTTCGCACACGATACACAGATCGGTTCCAAAACAGTCTTCGCATAGGTTCTTGCATTCCTCCACGCGGTCGTATCGTGCCAGTCTGCCATCTGCAAGTCCTCTCATAGTTGTTGCGTCTTTTATTTCCCAATGGTTCAGCTCATGTATTATCTCACCCAAGGTCAGGATGTCCCCTAGATCGTAATGAGAGTTTAGGAACTCCAATAGCTGATTGCGAGCGTATTGGACTCCAGCTTCAAAGCCCTTCGTGTAACTTGTCTTCATTCGTAATACCTCTCTATTCCGTTTAGGTAGTAGTCCATAGCCAGCTTCCTAAGCTTTCCTCTTAGGTGTTCTGGTCTGTTGTCCTCTATCCGCTGCATGATTTCTTCTAGTGGTGGATTTAGTGTTATGTGTTTTGCTTTATACCAGCTATACATCGCTTTAGATTCTTGGCTTGGTTCGGTGTCAATAACCCAAACATCTAGCACGGCTCCAAGAGTCATCGCCTTCTTTACGGCTGTCTTCCTAGTAGTCATCGCTAAGGATCTAATGGCTTTGCTGTAATCGTGATGCTGTGTGTCTTCTGTGGTTAGAGCTAACGCGATTCTGTCCATGTCAATAACTATTGATCCAGGCTTAGCGTTCTCTCTGATGTAAGTGCTTTTACCGGAGCATGGTGCTCCAGATACTACATAGATCACTTAGTTTCCTCGATGATGCGAACGATTCGCTCCAAGTGGTCAACATCGACGTTGGTAGAGATTACCCCGTCGTTGACTATGCCTTTTACTATCTCGTCCTTTAGGTGCTTCATAGCTCCCTGCCAGCCTTTGTTGTAGTTCTCGACATAGCTTCTTGAGATTAGGTCTTTTAGTTGTTCTTCATCCATGAGTTTTGATTATCCTTACTGCGAGCGTGGTTAGTGATTCGGATAGTGCTGGAGTTGCCATAGCCTTCAAGAACAGGCTCCCTAATGCTGGGCGAATGTTCTCAAAGTCTGCACTCCATACCAGGTTGTCATCCATGAGTAGTTTCATGGCTTCAAACATAATTGCGTTGCGTTCTTCTGTGGTTATGCGGCTCACTTGCTAAAGTCCGCCTTGAAGTAAAGCCATACTGGAATTGCTGCAAATAGCCCTAGAGCTGGTTCCTCGATCCTGAAGCCGATGACGGTCATTCCGAATACGAAGATTGTTGATACTAGGACTTCGGTTACTTTTCTTACTTTGGTCATGATGCCCTCCTGTGATTTGTGGTTACTTGTAAAGAATTACTTCTTTGCCGCATTTTACGATGTAGTAATCTTGGTATTTCCAGTCTTTTTCTTGTTCTTTGATTAGATCAACAAAACGATTTGCATACCATTCAGCTTTGAAAGTAGCAATTAGATAATCCTTGTCATGATTTCCCTTTGCTAACTTAATAACTTTGTATTTCTTCCTGAATAGATTCCAGATTTTTATTTGCAGTTCTTCTAGATTTTCTTTGAACATTTATTGCCTTTCTGTGTGGTATCAGTTTATTCAAACGTTATAGGTGTCAAGCTTTGACTTGTGGTTTGTTATAGAACTGTTATGTTCGTTTAGCTGTTAGAACTGATTCCCCTTTTAGGCTGAATCCGCAGTCCTGGCATTGATAGCGTTGATACTTGCCGTTCTGGGTGTAGCGGTAGCCATATCGAATTAGGTTATGACCTGCACAGTTACGGCAGACTAGGGGTTCACCGTCTACAAGTCCCATGTGTGGGTGATTCTTGATCCATGGGAGCAGAATGTCATAAAGCTCTAGGAGCAGGTTTACATCCTGAATCTGGTATTCCTTCATAAGCTTCCAGGCTTTAGCATTTCCAGCCATACAGTCCAGCCAGAGTTGGAATCCGGTATGTTGCACCTTGGCTCCCACGCCTAGCTTTTGAGCTACGTAGTCGAGCTTGTTAGAAGGGAACTTGAACTGACCCTTTACGGTCTTCATTAGGTCTAGTTCTATCCAAGGACTGGGTGGCAGGTAGCCGTTCTCTACGAACTCTCTCTTGATGTGCTTTGAGTCGAACGCTGCGGAGTTCCATCCAATAAGGACATCCGCTTCATCCATGACTTTATGTAATTCATCCAACATGGCTTTTTTGCCGTGATGGTGAACTGACTTGAAGATAACCTTGTCACTTCCAAGCCACCTAGCTCCCCAGCAGATAACTTCTGTTGAGCTTTCGATTTGATTGATTGCTATGTTCTGATCCCAGAGTCCCCAAACGTAAGCAAGGTTTGGAGAAGTCTCGAGATCGAGGAATAGTATTTTCATAGGTCTAAACGTAGCCCTTACGCTTACGGTCTAGGTCAGACACGCCAGCCGTTATCATTTCGTTATCAAAGGGCACAATAGTCACTAGAACCCCTGATTCGTGTAGGTCATCGTAATTCTTCCGAACTACAAGATCCACGACAAGATTGTCATTAGCGATAACACCGGCAGATTGCAGAGAGTCTAAGCAAGCTCTCGTTAGCTTGTCGATGTCATAGGTGCCCGTTGCATACTGCCTCTTGACGCTCTTGGGTCTTTTTAGCCAGAACGTAAGCGATACCGAGATTGCTACCTCGAATCGGGTGTCAAGCTCCATGCCCTTTAGTTGAAAGGTTTTCTTCATGTGCTCTCTCCAGGCAGGAAGATCCTTGTTAGCTTCTACGAGAACGATGTGCTTTCCTCGATTGAATGCTTTCTTAGAGCCTTGCGGTCTAGGATTTCCAGCAACGAACAGGGTAAACATTTAGAACGGTAAGTCCGTTGGTTCACCTGGAGCGATGATGTTGATTACTTCTTCCATAGCGGTTTTAGGTTGAGCAGCCTTCACTAGCTCCACTAGACAGTTGTTCAATGAGTGCTCGACTACCTGCTTAGTTTCTTGTCCTGGCTTGTTATAGGTTCCGACCTTGGTTCCTAGTGATCCTTCGATTTTTACTTCATCGTCCTTCTTGTAGTTCGATGCGTTGTCTAGCCATGCAGTCCATAGTCGATTGCGTGGTTCGCCTTTGAAGTCATAAGTTTCCCAGACTCGAAGTCTTGGGTATCCCTCGTTAGTTACTTCAGCGATTTTTGCATAGATTGTTACGATTGCCATTCTGTGTTTTTCCTTTCTAGTGTTCTTTAAGTTTAAGTTAATTATTATTTACTTTTAACACGACATCTACGCCGTCCCGTGACGTCTTTAACGCCGTCCCGATAAGTCTTAAATGCCGTCCCGTTTTGCCTTTTTTGACGCCCCGTAGATTGTGGCTCAGAGTGCCGTCACAACCTTCCGGGCAGTCGATGTTGATCCAGTAGCGGTTTGTAATTCTGTCGAACCGATACCCCTGTCCGTTATGTTGCGACACTTCAACTTCCCCTAGCTCGACCAGCTTTGTTAGGTTTCTTTGAACTTGTCTAACGGTGCATCCGGCTAATTTAGCTAGACGGGTTTGCGAAGGGAAACAACCCTCTTCTGGGTCATCCCCTAAATGCCACGCTAAAGCGGTCAGGACGGCTCTTGACGTCCCTGTGCTTGTAGAGTGATGCAGAACCGCTGCAACGGCTTCTAGGCTCATTCTGTGCCTTCCTAGGCTATACTGGTGATTGCCCATCGTGGTTGGGTGACGCTTTCGCGTCGGGCTGGAAGTTTTCTGTGGCTTCCAGCCCTTTCCAATTTACTTGGCTTTTAGCGAATCAGCTAGAGATTTGATTGCTTCCAGGACATCGTTATCAACTTGTGACTTTACGGCTGTTGCATAGATAACCCGTAGAGTTTCGAGATCTTTGTTAGCAGCAGCTTCCGAAGCTTCCTCAATAAAGTTGCGAGATTCCCTAGTTGCCTTGATCATTTCTTCACGGCTAGGACGGTTCTTGCTGGTTGAGAGTCCTAGGGTTGCAAGTGCTCGACCGATTGCTGATGTTGAACAGTTCTCCAGGAACGATGACCGGTTGATGTTGCTTGAGCCACGAGTTTCATGTGCCCAGTCCACCGATGCAGGTCTAGCGTCCTCGCGGTCAGTAAACACGGAAGCCTGAACTACAACTTCGGTTTCGTTGATCAACTTGATTTCGGTAATGATGCGACCTGTTGGATAGGTCTTCCAGAACTTCTGAATACGCTCTGCTACTGGTTCATAATTGCTTAGATCGAATGCCATGATTTCCTCCTACTTGAATGTAATAAACGGTTTGCCATTACGGGCTTGAAGTGCAATAACCTTCTCACCTTGGAATAGACCATACTTAGTCCCGTCCATGTATGCAAGCACCGCGGTCTTGTGTGCCTTGAATTGTTTTTCCCAATGCTCGAACTCGGACTTAGCCTGGAGCAAGTTAGCCCAAAGTGAACCCAGCTCGATTTCGCCTTCCTCTAAACCCTCGGATAGCTGCCTAACGGTTTCATAGGTTGAATCGCTTCCGTCGTAGTCTGGAGCCGTATCCGTGTCTAGGAAGCCGTAGAACGCCTCTACACGCCCTTTCATGACCTCGATAAGGGAATCATCCCGAATGACCTCAAACTCCTTCCAATCGCCTCCTGCGACCGCTACGACCACAGCCCGCTTCAGACCAAGGATTGAGAGGTAATGTTGAACTTGAAGGTTATAGTGCTCTGGTAGCTCATCCCAATACTGCCTGGAGAACTTGATTTCTAGGACTCCAAGGGATCCGTCATCCCATTCGATTATGCCGTCAACGTTGGCTACTGATCTAGGTTCCTCGATGGATGCCCAGGTTCCCGTTTCGTGAACCTTTAGCCATTCTGAATTGTTTTCAGCGAATAGTTGCCTAATGATTGGCTCAAACGCCGTTCCCATTTTCATTGGCATAGTCGGAGCTGGAAGATTCTGCCAAGCCTTACCGGACTTCTCTGCCCATAAGGTATAAGCGGACTTCCAAGGGTTTAGATCCATTACGGATGCTACATCCGAACCGCCAATGCCACGTCGAGCATTGTGCCAGTCTGGAGTGCCAGGCTCAAAATAGCCCAGATACTTAGCGAAGCCTAAAGCTTCAATTTTTTCTGTGATTGTCATGCCGTAATTCTAGTCACGGCGAATGACATTACTTCTTAGGCTTGTCTTCTTTTTGAGCGGCTATCTTACCGAAGCTCTTGTTGATCTCTTCTGGGTCAAGTTTGCCATCAGCTAAATAAGAGCGAGAGAGTTCCTGCGACACGTCAATAACACCTGCGAAGGTTGCCATAGCGATAGCTTGTGCAACGTCTAGACCGATTGCAGCTCCACCGACGAAGATACCAGTTACTTTTAGAACGATTACTGCTAGCGTCCTTCTAGCGATATCTAGCCACATTAGCCAATTACCTTCCAAGTGTTGTTTCCAACGATGCCGTCAGCTACTAGCTTGTTTGCTTGCTGGAATGCAACGACTGCTCGATGGGTGTTAGTTCCGAAGATTCCGTCAGCGGTAATCTTTAGCTTGCTCTGTAGATAAGCAACGTGCTCTCCATTAGATCCACGCATTACGGTTGGTCTACCAGCACCAGGCTTTAGAGCTGGAGTAGCTGTAGCTTTTGCAGGAGCCTTAGCAGGTGCAGGTGATCCGATGAATGCTTCGTAATCAATGTTGCCAGTTCCAGTTAGGAACGTGCCACCTTCACGGAAGCTAAAGTGCAAGTGTGGACCATAGCCCAATTCTTTACCAAGTCCTGAACCACCTGATAGACCGATGACTTGACCTTGCTTTACGGAATCGCCTTTAGCGACATCCACGCGAGAGAGGTGAAGGTAGTCCGCCTTGTGACCGGAAGGGAAGTCGATTAGAACTACACGTCCACCAGCTCCGGCAACGGTGTTAGAGATCCTAGCAACGACACCATCGGCAACTGCTACTAGTGGAGTGCCTACTGGAACGACGTAATCGACTCCAGGGTTAACTGACTTACGCTTTTTGTGAGCTGCGAAGTCATCGCTAATCTTTGCTTCTACTGGTCTAATCCAAGTCATTCTAGAATGCTCCTATCGATGATGTAATCAAGCCGATTATTGAGAGAACGGCGGCTCCTAATCCTGCGTAAGCTATCCGCTCAATCCAGAATAGCCGGGCTAAAGTAAGCTCGACATCCCGAAGTCTGTCTGGAACATCGTCCAAGTGATCTAGCTTTTGAAGGACTTTGATAAGAATGTCCCCGTGCTCTAGTTGCTTCTTGTAGATGTCCCCTTGGGTAATTCGGACTGAACTTGTTTTTTCGTCGGACATTAGCTAGGTCTGTTTGGTAATTCGATTTTCCTAGGGTCAGAGTTTGAGTCTGGTAAGTCCCTTAGAGATTGTCTGTAAGTTGCCCAAGCTGCTTTGTTTGCAGGTGAGTCTGAAACTTGAGTCCAGTCTGTGCTTGCTAGTTCCTGATCTCTCCAGTAACGAAGACGGGCTAAATAAATCTCGTCGGATACTGAATCGTCGTTACCTAATACTGAAACAAATTTTGACATTATGCCACCTCATACATGAATGAACTAATTAGGTTATAGCCGTTACCGCCCGGATAACTATTGCCAGAACTAAAATAGTTAGCATGAGAACCACTTACTAAAATTTGTCCCATAGCCCCAGTAACAGCCGTTTCTCTATAAATGGCAGTAGTGTCAAAACCCGCCTTAGTAAATGGCAAAGTCACTCTGATACTTCCTCCTGCAGTTCCATTAGTGGTAATTCCAATGTTTATCAAAACATGACAAACTTTTCCAATCAGTTTGTGACGTCCTGTAACAGTAGCCGAAGTAAAAGTTCCAGCAGTTGCCGAAAGTGTCGGGGTGTATGAAGCAAATCCATTATTTGAAATTGTTTGAACCCAAGCTGTTCCGTTGTAAGTATCAATGAAGTTTGTATCTTCTAGATAAGTAGTCATTCCTTCTACTGGAGAAGTAATTGCTGCGGTTCTAGCGGCAGCGTTGCTAAATACCATAACCGACTGGTTCATCAAGTTATCGTTGATCTCGGATGCGTTCAATACGCTTCCGTTAGTAAATACTTTGTAAGCCACTAGGCTTCCTTCCATAGTTCTAGAGTTGTAAACCAGTTATCAACGTCTATGCGATGGGACACCTTGATTATAGTGTAGAATCCCACGATGTTTAGCTGGTCTTTAGTATAGCTTACCCCTACCGTCATTCCCGGTGTAAACACCGCGGCTTCGGTGAGAGTTCCAAGTCTATCTTTAGCCGGAGTAACGACCTGATTGACTAAGTTTTGAGGATTCTGGGTAAATACTTGGTTTGCCCAGCGAGTTAGTTCTGTGGAGTCTGTGGTGTTTAGGGTTACGTCGATAGCCGATTCACCGTAGAGATCGATAGAGTCCTGGTCTTTGAGCTGAACAAAGATTGCGTCATCCGAAGCTAAAGTAACGTTTAGAGAGTTATAGACGGCATCGGCATCCGAGAAGACATTGATTTCGCTCATGCATAAGTGGTAATCGTCCCCGTGGTTGTTTCCGATTACCCAGGTTGTAGGAGTCCCAGTTTCGGTTGCAGGTCTAGGTATAACTACTAGCTCGTTGGTTTCCTGGTCTATCCAAACTATTCCAAGTCCTACCTGGAGAGCTTCGTTCACTACGGAGCTAACCAAGCGATTCTGCTCATCCACGGTTGGGATAAGTCCCCCAAGTGGTAAAGAATTAGGCGATAGACCTAAGCCGCTTTCAATACCAATAAGCTCAAAGATTTCATCCGTAGTTGCAGAAGCTCCGATTGGAGTAGTGTCCCAGACAGCGAACCGTGAGTTCACTAGGTTCTTGTAAGCATCGAAGCTAGTGATCTGAATGACGTTAGGTCCGTCTGGGTAGTAAGTAACGTCGATGGTGTCAATGTTGCCCTGGAATAGAATGCGGTCTAGCTCCTTGGACTCTAGCCGAACTCTGATTCTGGTCGAAGCTCGAATGTTCTTATTTACTGTTGGGTCTAGATCGTAGCTCTGAAGAGTTAGGTTAGCTGTTGCTGGAGCTGGCTGGAAGTAGATAGCATCCTGGACACTTCCACCGACGGAGATCCTAACGCTCGAAGTTGAGCAGTTTACTTCTTGCCACTTTAGACCGGAGCTAGGAGCTAGGACATCATCCCCACCTAAAAGTGATACTCCAAGAATGAACTCACCGAATCCACCTAGAACGTCGGTTCCTCCAAGTTCGCTGATACCAAGAATAAAAGTATTACCCTCGGCATCGGGAACTAGGAACTCTACTTTTAGGTTCTGGTCTATTCTGAAGTCTGGAATCATTGGAATCTAATTAGGTTGGTTCCGGTTGCTTTGTTAGCCTTGTTGATTGCGTTAGCAATTTCAGGAGCCGTAGCGTCAGTCTTTACTTGGATGTTGTTGTTGATTACTACTGGACCTCGTCCCTGCTCGCTTCTTCCCGTGTTGTTTGGAACGGCTGGAACGAAGTTGTAACCTAACATCTCAAGTCCGCCTTGGACGTAAGGCTGGATTAGCTGTTCGATTGGCTTTGTGTTACCAGTAAGAGCAGCCATACCAGCAACAACCATGTTTACCTTGTCTGCAACCTGGGTAACTAAAGCACTTAGTATAGTCCAGAAGTTCACGAAGCCTTTAGCCTCATCTTCTTCTGTAGATCCGAATAAAGCTCCGATGCTTGCACCTAGCCTCTGGAGTGACTGATCCATCCTTGAAACTGAAGCCTTTACCTGTGGGTCATCTAGGGACTCGTTTAGAAGGCTAAAGAAGTGCTCGATGTCTGGAATAGAGTCAATAAAGAAGTCGGTTATCTTTTGGAGCATAGGCAATAAAGCCTGTCCGATTTCAACCGAAGCATCCTTCATTCTGGCTTGCATTTCAGCTAGCTTTGCCGCATAAGTGTCTGACTCTCTTGCAGCCTGTCCTTGAGCATCTGTGGTCTTTGCGTAAAGAAGAGTCAAGGTAGCGTTCATAGCCGCTTCCTTTTCAGAAGCGAAGACTAGACCGTTTTTAGCATCGGTTAGCATCTGGGCATTGATGTCAACTTGCTTTAGGGATACACCGTAACGCTCGATTGGGTCACGCTCACCTCGCATAAGAGAGGCGATTGCAGCAACGGCTTCGGAGGTTGGACCGCCGAATGTTGCAGCTAGATCTCCAGCAAGTTCTACTAGATCCTTAGTCTTCTCTGAAGTGTCATCGATACTTAGACCTGAACCCTTGAGCATGGCTCCAAGGTAGGCAGACTGTCTAGCAGCGTCGGCACTACTTAGACCAATCTTGTTCATCTCTTTCGAGAAGGCTTTCATCTCTTGGGCATTACCCTTGAAGATTGAGTCAAGAGCTCCGAACTGTTGCTCTAGATCGCTAGCTGCGGTAATAGACTCTTGGGCACCGTCTACGATTGCTCTGAATCCAAGGCTTAGACCGATAGCTCCGGCTATCCTGGCGATGTTGGTTCCAACGGTGGTAGCTTTGCTCTGTAGGGCTTGGAGGCTAGTTTGAGCTCCCATAGTAGCGTTAGTAAGCTTCTTGAACTCTCCAAGAATCTCTACGTTTAGAGCTAAGGTTGCCATGTTAATCCCTTGTCAAAATCTTTACGAACGCTGCATACTCGCTCATAGTTAGAGCTTTGTATTCTGTAGGGCTCATGTTGAACGCCTGGCAGAACTCCGCCATTCTTTTAGCGGACAGCCCCCTTATTCTTTTTTTGCTTCGTCACCCTTGATCATGCTTAGAGCTTCCTTCAAGCTAATCTTTTTAGCGTCTTCCATCTTGTAATTCGGGTTATCCCTTTTGAGGACTACCCAAACGAAGGCAGATAGGGCTTTGCCTTTAGGCTTGCCGTCGCTAAACGCTTCATCGATGCTTGAGTTTGTCAAGTTCTCGATTAGTTCCACTTCTTCAAGAGTCAAGCTCTCAAAGTCGAATTGTTTCATCTGTGTTCTCCTATGGTTTGTTTGAATATTCTTGTAATAGCCTTTCCATGCTACCAAAGAATGCTTCGTAAACTTGTTTTCGCGTGGTTCTCAAAGCGTTAGTAAAGAATGGTCTTGGTCTAATGTTCTTAGCCTGGAGATTGACCTTGTCATAATTCCAACCCCAATGGATCGGATTAGCGTAGGGAACCTTTGTGTTGTTTCCTGCACTTACAATAACTTTTCTTGCCTGTTTTTTAGCTTTGATAGTTTCCCTTAGATCACCGGATCTAACTGGGACTAAAGTTTTAGCTTTACCTGCAACTATGTCACCGGCTTCTTGGGATGCCTTACCAATAGTGGCAGAGGGCACCCCAATAGCACGGAGGGCACGAACAGCTTGGTTCAAGCCCTGAACCTTGATGTTGCCGGGCTCGACCATAATTAGCTGCGGTCTATTGTTACGCCGTAGAACTGGTGGGCTGATGGGTCGTGAGGAGTGTTCTTTACTTCTAGAGTCACCGAGAATAGAGCGGTTTCGTTGCTGTTTAGGCTTAGAGGAGGTAGCTCGTTGAAGATTGCAGTTCCGGTGTAGTGAGGCTCGTCATCGGTTGGAGTTGCGTTGCCGTTAGGTGCGATTGTGAATGCAACCTCGGTTCCGAAGTTGTCCCATAGAACGCGGTAAAGGCTAGTCGCTTCGCCAGAAGTGATTCCGTCTAGCTGAAGTGCCCACTCTCCACCAACGCGAGTTTCGCAGAAGGTCTGAACATCGCCAGGTGCGTCACCTAGGGTTAGCTCAACCATGTTTGCGTCGCATGCGTAGTCGGTTGCACCGATCTTGAAGATAATGTTTTGTGCTTTGATTCTTGTTGAAGCAGCCATTTAGCTAACTCCCTTTCTAAAGTGTGATGTCTAGCTGAACATAGATGTTCGATGCTAGATACTCGGCGTTGTTTGTTTGTAGATTGTAAGGCTGATTTACCGAAGTTATCCGAACGTAAGTCAAAGGTTCGATTGCGTTCAGAACATCCTCGATTAACTGATCTAGGTTCTCTGTTGCTTTCTTGTTAGTCGCGGTAGAAGCTACCAGAACCAACTCAAGCCCTAAGCTCCATTCGCCAAACTGTGCTGTTTGCAAGTAAGGCTGTGCGGAGTTGATTAGGACTATGGGTGGAGTAACTCGCTCCGGAATGTATTCCAGAACGTTTAACCCTGCTTCGGTTAGTTCAAGTTTGAACTCGACCTTAGAAGCATTGATTTCGCTCATACTGCATAGCCTACGTATCTTTGAAGCAACGGATAGACCGCGTTCATTGGATCCTTGGCAACTCTGATGGGAGCACCATCGAAGCTTGCGAATTGAGCGACTCCGTTAGGAGCGGAACGACGGTGGAAGAGCTCCGAGCTTGCAATTAGGACAGCCTGATCTAGAAGCGATGCCGGAACGGTATCAACTTCTCCAATGTAGGTGTCAACTAATGCAGAACCAGCGGTCAAACATTCTTGAGGGAATGTAATCTCATCGGTTCCGACATAAGCCTGGAACTCTTCCAACGTCACAGCCATTTATAGACCTATTACGCTACTACGTCTAGCTCAACGATTGCAGCTGGGAATGGCACGGTGATTGCCATGTAGCCGTAAACGGAGATGCTGTCGGTTAGGGTTGTGATGTCATCGGCAGTCAAGCGAACAGGAGCACCTGGGGACTCTAGAGTCTGTAGTGCACGGCTGTTAGCAACGTAAGCCTTTGTAGCAGTCATAGCTGGGTCAACGATGATTGGTAGACCCATGATCTGACCGGATAGTCCTGGAACGTTAGCTGAACCTAGGTTGTTTACACCTGCTCCGTCTACTAGAACTACTGGACGTCCATCTTCACCCTGAACGGATAGAAGGAACTTGAACGCGGTGGTTCCAACAACGATAGCCTCTGGACGAAGTCCGGAGTTCTTGAAGATGTAGGTAGAAGCGTCGGTTAGACCAGCGATAAGAGCAGCTGAAGTTCCAGCTGAAACATCGAAGACCTTGCCGGTGTAGCTTAGACCCTGAACCTTAGCAACTAGAGCTGCGTTGGTTGCGTTAGCGTAAGCGATTGACAAGCCCTGAAGAGCGGTGTCTAGGTAGTTTACGGACGATCTTTGAATTGCTTGCTTGGACATTGATGTAAAGCCACCGTAGGTGATTACGTCGGCAGATACAGAGTCGATTGTCAAGTTACCGAATGATAGCTCTTCGTTCTCTGGATCCTGAACGCCTACAGCCAAAGTGTTAGCTGATACCTGTGCGAACTCTACAGTCAAGCCGTTAGCTGGAAGTGCAGCACGGGAGAAGACGGATAGAGCTGGACGGTTGGTGTCGATTAGGTTGTTGATGAATCCAACGAAGCCTGGTAGGGCAACGGTGTCTGCTGAAGTTGAAGCGTCACGGGCTAGAGCCTTAGCGTCCTCATCTCCAGTAACTAGAGCCTTTGCGAACTCGCCTTGTGAGCGGAACTTGTGTGATGCTGGTGTTGCTTGTGCGACGGTCTGTCCTGCTTCGATAACGCGACGCAATTCTGCGACCTCGTCCTGAACGGAGCGAACGTCAAGTTCAATGTTTTCCATTGTTTCACTTTCTGTTTCGATAGGAGTCTCTTCGATTTCTTCAACCTCTTCGGCTTCAATTTCGCTTCTGACTTCGGTTATTTTTGCGTTCGAGAATGCCGGGAATGCCACGACTGATACTTCGAGGAGCGTTACCTTTTCTCTTACAATCGTTTGACCTTCCTTGCGGTCTTTGACCGGGTAGAAGCCAACCGAGAATCGATTCAGGACGTTGTCCTGCAATAATGTATACACTTCATTTCCACGCGGTGTATCAGAGATAAAAGCCCTGATTTCGTAACCTGCTTCGGTATCGCGTCCTTCGACTACTCTACCGATTGGTTCTTCGTGACCGTAGAAGAGTTTCACATCTTCAATAGACTCAATAGCTCCAGCCTCGAAACGCTCTTTGAGGTTTCCGCTTAGATCTATCTCTTGACCGTAAGGCACGGCAATACCGACTACGGTTCTCTCTTCGGTTTCAACTAAACGAGCTTGGAACTCGCGTGTAATCATTTCAGACATCTAAGCCTTCCTTGGTTCTGACCTCTTCAGCGGTAAGGATACCTGCTGCGATTGCGGTCTGGTAGTAGTTATAGCGTGCTGCGACATCTGCCTTGAACAAGTGCTCAAAGTCGAACTCGACTCGGTTGCCTCTTGGTAGACAGTTGCTTAGTGCGTCTGTGATTGCATCGGTGTAAGCCATAAGTGTGTGACGGTAGAAGACTTGGTTCTCATCCTGAAGGTTTGAGTAAGTGTCGCTAGATCCAGGAATAGAAGTTAGAAGCAACCTTGCAGGGATACCAAACAGTCTGGCGATGGCTTGAGTCTGCTGATCCTGAACTTCGGTGAATAGAGCATCCCTTGGGGATAGAGCGATTTGCTGGTAGTCAAAGCCGTTAGCTAGGACTGCAACCTGGCGGTTCTGTTGCTTGTTGTGCCAGTTGTTAGTTACTTCGTCTGCCTCTGCCTTGTTTAGCATCTGGTTAGTCTTTAGGACTCCAGTTGGAACTCCAGCGGAAGTAAACCAGTTGAGAGCGTAATCTCTTAGGTCGATAGCTGCTGCGATGTCCTTGTAGCAAGAAGCGATAGGGCTAAGTCCGACTAGCTGACCAGCCTGGCTAAATACTCTTAGGTGCTCGATCTCTCGCTTCGTGTAACGCTTGCCCATGTAGTCGTAAACGATTGTGGAGTAGTCGATTGTGCCGTCTACCATCTTCGGGTAAGAAGGCATAACAGCGGAAGCTGGAAGAATGGTTAGGTTGTTTACCTGACCGTTAGAACCGTATTGCTTATACCAGTAAGAGTTACCGGAGAGAGCTAAGTCAACTACGGTCTGGAATAGGAAGTCTTTGCGGTTTAGGTCTATCGAAGGGTTGTTTACTAGAACTGGGTTCTCAACCTTGAGTTCGATGCCAGTAGCGTATCGGTAAGTGTTTATTGTCATCTTGCTAATCGGAGTTCCGATGATCTGCAAGGAACGGTAAACCGCTGTAAGACTTAGAGCGGAGTTAGGAGTAACGACGCTTGGTTGTCTTGTTGGAATTGTGGGCTGGGCTGCACGAACTTCTGGTTTGCGACCTAGGAGCCTGTCAAAGATAGTTGCCATTTGGAGTCAAGGATACCACAGACCACCGTCAAAATACTCCTATTGTTGCGTGTGGTGCACGGTTAGAAACGTAAAGAGCGAAGACCGTTGACATTACTGCGTCGATGTCTCCGAGTGATTCCTTGCGACTGATGAACCAACTCTCGCCGGAGTATTTAGCGACCCCGTTAGGCATTTGAGCGACGAGGAGGGGATCGCTGTTGTGCCTAACGGAGCCACTTGAAAACATAGCAAAGACAGTCGAGCATGCTGACGAGACTTCTTTAGCCCATAGTGTCCAGACTGGAAGCCCAGAGTTTTTTAGTCTCTTAGCTAGACCAGGTAGCTGGCGATCATCTAGCACTATCGCTCGCGGGCTGTGTTTGCTATAAAGCGATGTTAGCTCATTGAAGAGCTGTTGTTCGGTAGGTGCAACTAACGACATGACTAATTCGGTTTCGTGAACTCCGTCGATGTCGTTGGCATAGGCTATAGTGCCATGACCCCAGTTGGTAGTGATGTCTACGGAGAAGACTCCACCTTGTAAGTTGGTAACTCCTCGACCTGTTGCAGCTCTGAATAAGTCACCTGGCAACCATGAGTTAGTAGATCCAGCGATGAATTGATTTAGTCGATACCGTCTAGCTTCGTGTTCCGGGATAGTCTTCAAGTCGGAGATAACTTGCTCCATCGGGATTCTACCTGCTGCTACGGATGGGTTAGCTGCCATGATTGCTTTAGGATCATCGACCTTGGCATTCTCCGGAGCTTCCCATAGGAAGAAGCCAAAGCGTTCTAAGTCCTCGGCTCCGTTAGCTGCAGCCTTACCGGACTTGTATAGGTCAATTAGAGTCTTCGAGTTTTGATCACCAGCTGTCGTAATTCCAACGACAATTCCGTCCTTACGCTGGGAGGTTCCGAGAACAGCAGCCGACCACATTCCTTCCTTTGCAAGATGAAGCTCATCGAACAAGCAAAACGAGATTGGTATTCCTTGAAGGGCTGCTTCCTTCGCTGCCTTGACATCGTAACGTGCCCCTCCATCCGAGGTAACAATTCCTCTTGTTTCAGTTGCTCTCTTGAATCGCTTCTTCAAGAATGGGTTGCTATTGATCACATAAAGCACGCGGTTATAGACGATGTTAGCCTGATCGGTGCTGGAAGCTAGTGAGATACATTGAGCTCCGACTTCGTGAAGCAATAGACCATAGAGTCCTAGCATCGCTGCTATTAGGCTCTTACCGTTCTGCCTTCCAACGCTGATGACTACCTGGCGATAGCGGAGTCTGCCTGGGTAAGTCGGATGGTCTGCTGGGTAGCGTTCAAGGATAGCCCTTAGCAACCACTTCTGCCATTCGTCTAGTTCTAAGCCGTCGGGACTTTCCGGGCTACTCCACGCGATCTTGGCAAACTCAATGAGCTTATCCCCGTCGGTTATGTAGTCATCCGATAGGGGAGGCGTGTAAGTAGTCGGTAGCTGGAGCATTAGCGAGTGAGTAACTTCTCCAGAGGGTCTACATCGACGTTAGAAGCTCCTAGCGATCTCTGCAGTTCCAAAACGGTCTTCCGCAATTCCGCAGCGGTAGAGGTGTTGGCTTGTTGGTCGAAGGACTGTGCCAGACGTAAGCACAAACCCGACAACACTTTTTGTTCAAGGTTGAGTTCCAGCGTATCAAGCCAGTTCTGTATTGATTCAGTAATCATTAGTCCTATCCTTCCAGATAATTTAGCTGTTCCGTGTAAATCCGGCG